GGGTGGAGTATTGCAAGAGAACGACATCTTGCTTGTAGGCAACGAGTGGCATCAGAAACTCGCAAGCCAAACAATTCATTATGTGGAGATCTTTGGAAGTATATTCACCAAGAGAGGCCAACTGTATCATACAGTAATAGGACGCCTCTCCAACAACACTGGCTTTCACCAAGTCGTATTTGGCATGATCTCCATCAAAACAGTGGGGAAAAGTCTCAAAACGTTTCCAGAGACTCTCCCATTCTGGGGATGTTGCATTGATTCCGACACAGGACTCACTCCAACTGGGTAGCATCTGCAATAGACGCACCACAGGAGTAAAGTACTTCCGTGCAATCAATAGCAAGGAGATTTCTCCGACCATAAATAGTCGGACCTTCTCCTTGGTAATGGGGGTGGGTTCGTCCTTTGGGGTAGCAATAAAGAGAAACGGTACACGCTCTCCTTTTGAAAAGGCCTCAAAAGCCAAACGAACCTGATCCCATACCTCATCCATGAACTGTTTTCGTTCAATTCCGTCCTCGTTGAGATAGGTGTAAATCCAGTGGCGCTTTCCCTGCGCGAAACCGGCACCCATTGAAGTAGCGAGATTCATTGAATCAATAAATTTGATACGGTCTATCCCATTGATAACCTCCTCCCAAGTGAGTGGGTGGAGGGTCTTTAGGACAGGATCTGGGATTTTATTGTTCATGAAAACGGAAAGCCAATCCTGAATGGCCCAATCAAGGTGCTCACGGGGGACTCCAGGGGAACCCGTAAAGGTATAAGCAGCGCCTTTCGGCCACATGCCTCTACCAAAATGGGGTCTCCCAAAATCTGGACAATCTGAGAACTCCTTTCGTATGGAGTCCGCTATGAGTGTGTCCACCGCCTTACTCTTGAAGAAGGCTGAGGAAGATCGGTGACCTACGTACTGGGCCCCTTGCGGGTCCTCATCGGGGTCAAGATCGTTTCCCTGATATTGCTCTGAAGCATCTGGGGATCTTGCGTCACCTTGATATTCCTCTGTAGGATTGGTAGTAATTTCGGAGGGGGGTAAGTGTTCTGTGTTGTCAATGCGCTGTTGTGGAAGCGGGCCAGGAAGATCAGGAAAATTCGGATCATTATTGCACAACCACTCCACTTGATCAGGCAAACCTCCAACTGGAGGTTGGCTCAATGCAGTGAATTGGGCCTTACCATTTATAGTGACTCCGATTTGATCGGGGTCTATGGAAGGTGGCAATAATCTACCGACAGACATGAAATAGACATCAGCTGCACGAAACATTTCAGGTGTAACGACAGCAGAGAGTCCAATCAATTTGTTTTCCATCCTGCAGGCATAATGTACACCGACAATGCTAGGCTTGCTT